CAAGGACAAGAGCGTCTCGAACGCGTACATCCTCAACCCGCTGTCGACCGAGCAACTCGAAGCGGCATATCGCGGCGACTGGGTCGCGCGGAAGGCCGTCGACATCCCCGCAGCCGACCTGACGCGCGAGTGGCGCGACTGGCAGGCCGACCCTGCTGACATCGGCGAGATCGAGGACGCGGAGAAGAAGCTCGACATCCAGCGCAAGCTCAAGCGCACGATGATCAAAGGCAGGCTCTACGGCGGCGGCGCGCTGATCCTCGGCGTCGACGACGGCCAGGCGCCCGACCAGCCGCTCAACCTCGACCGCGTGAAGGAGGGCTCGCTTAAGTACGTCCATTCCGTCTCGGCGATGCAGTTGACCGCCGGCGAGCTTGAGTTCGACGTGAACTCCGAATGGTTCATGGAGCCGAAGTACTTCCAATTCAGTTCCGGGCTCGCGAGCCTCGCCAGCATCTCGTCATCGGATCTGCTGGCAAAAATCCACCCGAGCCGCGTTGTGCGGTTCCTCGGCTCCGAGGTCCCGGACCTCGAGCGCAACCAGTCCGGCGTCGCCGGGTTCGGCTGGGGCGATCCCGTCATCCAGGTCATCAACGACGCGGTCCAGGCCGTCGCGGCTTCGACGCAGGGCGTGGCGACGCTGATCCAAGAGGCCAAGCTCGACGTCATCAAGCTGCCCGACCTCGCCGAGCAGGTGTCGACGCAGGCCTATACCGACCGGCTGTCGTCGCGCATGCAGATGATGGCGACGATGAAGTCTCTCGTCGGCGTGACCCTGCTGGACAAGGACGACGACTGGAACCGGATCCAAGTTACATGGGCGGGCCTGCCCGACATCATTAAGCTCTACCTTATGATCGCGAGCGCGGCGGTCGACGTTCCTGCCACGCGGTTCCTCGCGCAGTCGCCGGCCGGCATGGACGCCACGGGCGAGAGCGACACCCGGAACTATTACGACCGGCTGCGCGCCGAGCAGAACACCGAGGTGACGCCGGCGCTCAATCGGCTCGACGAGGTTCTGCTACGCTCGACGTTCGGCACCAAACCTGACGGCATCTGGTACGAGTGGGCGCCGTTGTGGGCCGCGACCGACGAGGAGAAGTCTAGGACGTTCCTCGCCAAGGCCCAGGTCTACCAGATTGACGTCGGGGCCGCGCTGATCCCCGACGAGGCGCTTCGCCAGGCGCGGGAAAATCAGCTGATCGAAGACGGCGTCTATCCGGGCCTCGAACAGGCGCTCGAAGACGCCGAAGCTGAGATGGCGGCGGCCATGGGCGAGCTCGACCCCGAGGTCAGGGCGCAGGCTGAGCAGCAGCTCGCGCTACAGAAGGCGGGCGTCCCGATGCTCCCGCCGCCCGCCCAGCCCGCACCGGAGGGCGGTGGCGCGCCCGGTGAGCCTGCGGGCGGTCAATCTACAGGGGGGGCTCAGAAAACGAACAGGCGAGCTTCCCCCGGGCAACAGGACGCGCTCCCCCGAGACAAAAACGGGACTTTTGCGCTCGGAATGCACGTCGGGAAGGCTCGACGTCGAGGGCTCGCCGGGTATGGGCGCGGGCGAAGGGCGGGCTCGAAGCAAGATCAGTCTATGCGCCATGCTGGATGGGTTGCGGGTGAAGCGCTGACAGAGCACGGGCGACACATCCTCGCCGCGATACGCCAGCACGACGCCGAGCCGAGACCGCTCTACGTCTATCGTTCTGTCGTAAACGGCGCCGAGATCGCGCGTTGGGCGAAGACGCAAAGGATTCAGATCCCCGACGTCAACGATCTGCATGTGACGATCCTGTATTCGCGAGAGGCGGTCGACCCGATCAAGATAGGCGAGCCGCGCGACGGCCAGGCGCCGCCTGACACTGCCAAGGTGCCGGCTGGCGGGCTCTACATCGGGCCGGGCGGACCGCGCGCGATCGAGCGCATGGGGCCCGGCGGGGCGGCGATCGTCCTGCAGTTCGCCTCGTCTGCGCTGTGCTGGCGCCATGAGGAGATGATCTATCGCGGTGCGTCCCATGATTACGAGGACTACACGCCTCATATCACGCTCAATTCGACCGGCGCGAACGAGTACACGGACTTGAGCCCGCCGCTCAACGTCCCAGGCATCGAGCCATATCGAGGCGAGATCATCCTTGGTCCCGAGGTCTTCAAGACCATCGAGATAAACCAACCTGCGGGGACGTCGTCGTAGCCGTTCCCGCCTGTCGGCCTGCCCCCGCTCGTCGCACCCACTCCCGCCGGGGGCGGGGGCAGCGTCCGACTTCCCCTCGCCAAAATCATGTTATAATCCGACTCGGCACGGGAGTTGGACATGCAAAAATCAATCGAGACGTTCCGCGCTCTTGAGCGCGAGGCAAGGGAGCTCGCAGTCGACGCGCTGCGCATTGCGCTGAAGACTGGTGACGAGCGGCAAAGGATCGAGCTGCGCGATCGCGCTAACGCGCTGTTGTCGGCCGCCAACGGTTACGCCATGTCGATCGCGTTGATGAGGGAGTCCGAGCGATCTATCAGGCACGTGTCATGACTGAGCCGCGCGATCCGCCGTATTATTGCATAGCCGGTCGCTGCTATAGCCCTATAGCTTGCGCGGGGCTCGATCACTGCCGAGAACGGCATTTTCTGGACAAGGACGACCCCGATATGTTGCCACCCGGCAATCCCGAAGATGTCGCACGCCAAATGATCGACTTCCTGAAAGGCAAAAAAGACATGACGCTTATCGAAATCGCCAATGAGGCCCTTGCCAACGCAATCGCCAAGGCAAATGCAGCCGATGATTATTTCGAGAGCGCGATTCGGGCTGCGGGTTACAAGTCTCGGTGGGACTGGAAGGTCATGGTGGATGAGCGCCCGCTCGCTGCATACCTCGCCAAGGTTAAGGCGGATAAGGACATGCACGAAGCTTTCGAGAAGACTCGGCAGCTTTCCCGCGAGCCGGGGCAGCCCGGCAGCAACTATCGAATGCCTAGCGAAACGGTGGAGACTGAGGTTCCTATGGTGGGCCGAGGTCGCTGAAGCCGGAGTAGGCGAGCGCCGCGCGCACGGTGCGGACGCGGTTGTGGGTGACGCGAATAGTGGTGGAACCCTCAAATATGCAGGAGGAGTCAAATGCGGCTGGCCATTCGAGCGTTCGCCTGGGCTTTCGTCTTATCTTTCGCCGCGCTGGCGGCATACGACCTCGCGCAGGCGCAGCGGCAACAGGTCTTCAGCCCAGCAGTGTCCGAGTGCTGGTCATACTCTTGGCAAACAGGGAAGCCTTGCGAGTTGGGCTGATGCCGGAGTAGCTTGCCGGCGCAATGGCGCTTTACCTCGAAACGATGATGGACCAGGCCGCCAAGCGGCTTGATCCCACGGGCACCACGGACATCCGCGGCCGCTTTCTGCGCGACATGACCCAACGGTGGCGGCAGCTCGTCCGCATCAGCCAGGCCGCCGTCGTCGACCAGAACGTGCTCGGCCTCGGCGCCAACACTCCTCAGAATATCGCGCGCTCCGTCGATCCGGTCGGTGACTTCCGCAAGTGGTTCGAGGCGGCGGTCAACCGCGTCGTGCTCGCCGGCGACGGGACGTGGACGCAGCACTACCTCGACGAGGCCTCGGCCAGGGCATGGGGACGCGCCTACAGGCTCGTGCAGCCGAGCGCGCCGACCGCGCGAAGGTCGCAGCACCACATCGTTGCGGCGTCTGCGGCGTCTGAGCTCAAGGGCGTCGCCGACGTCACTGTGCAGCGGGCCGTGCGCGCCGTCAGCCAAGCGCTGCTCGTCGACAACGTCCGGCCGACGATGGTTCAACGCGCGATCAGCACCGTCATCAACAAAGTCGGGCTCGTGCGATCGCAGGCCATGCTTGAGATGTCGCTGAGCCAGGCATTCAACGGCGCGTCGCTCGACGCCTTCGCGTCACTCGGATTGTCGAAGGTCGGCATCGAGGCCGAACGGCTGGCGAAGGGCACCAAAGTTGGCCGGCTGCGCGACGGCCACGCGCACGATGCCGGCACCGGGCCGGGCTCGAGGATCGGCAGGACGGAAGCACCGTCCGCATCGACGATTCGAAGAATCAGGAAGGCGCAGGCGGGGATCGAGGCGCTCAATGTCGTCGAGGTTTTGACTGCTGGCGACGACGACGTTTGCCCCGTTTGCGAGGACATATCGCTATCAGGGCCGTATACCATCAACGAGGCGCGCGGGCTGATCCCGGCGCACCCTCGCTGCCGCTGCGCGTTCGTGCCGTACTTCGACGACAGATTCGCAGAGGAGGGCTGAGAATGGCGAAGCTGGTAGTAAGGCGATGGGTCGGCGACCTCCATGAGGAGTACGAGTTCTCCGGCAAGGCCATGGATGTCGCGACGCTGTGGAAGTTCTGGCAGGAGCACTACGGAGAAGACGCAGAAGGCCTCAGCAAGCCGGAATCGGAAACGGCGCATTGAGATGAACGAGGGGTTGATAGCTCGCGGCCATGCGATCAGCATCCTTGCGGCCCGCCGCGCTATCCTCCATGAACGCCAGCAGAGAACGCCCGAACCGCCGAGGTTGGTACGCTTCCCACGGGGTGACGGCTCGAAGCGTACCTTGGAGAAAGACGAGATGAGCGACCAGGCAGTTGACAAGGTGGCCGGCGTCGTCGGCCAGATCGAGGGGCTCGCAGCTGAAGCCGACGCGCTGGCGAAGCACCTCCAAGGCAACATCGACGCGACGCGCGAGGCGTTTGCGATGACCAAGGCGGCATCAGACAAGCTCGGCGGCGCTGCCGCGAGACTCAGGGGAGCGCTCGGGATGACCAGCAACTTTCGCCCCGGCGATGATGCGCCGGCTGGCGGCTAGCCTTGTCATCCTGCTGGTCCTAGGCGCCAGCACCGCGGTCGAGTGGAGCCACGCAGGGCGCTTCTATGGTCTACAACCAGAACCGGATGGACTACTGCAACGCCAGAGGAGCGAAGGCGATAGCAGAGGTGATCGAGGCGTTCTGGCGCGACAAGGGCAAGACCGTAAGGTGCACCGTGATGGCGCTCGGCGAGGGCGAAGGCTCCTACCACATCGTGCGCAGCGACATGGTCGACGGCCTGCCCAAAAACAGTTGATTAACTGCCGGCAAGAGTTCGACGGGTTCTTTTGTCGTGTAAACTCTACAGGCGATCAACAGCGGAGGCGCTCCCCATGAAAGCAATCCTCGTCGCGCTTGTCTTCATCGCATGTTCGACCTCGGCATTGGCTGCACGTAAGCCAGTGCCAATGCGCGCCACGGCGGCGAGCATCAATTGCGAGACGGTGCGCAGCGTCGTTTCCCAGCTTGGTCGTAGCCAAGCCGAGCGTATGGCGCGCGCGCACGGCATGACGGATGCGCAGCATCGCCGCGCATTAGCGTGTCTGTAAAAACGGAGCGTCGAATGCCGACTGCACCAAGATGCAGAGAGTGCGGAGGGACGCCGAGGCATCATCTACCGAGCTGCGGTAAGGGGTGGCTGTGGCGACTATGGAATTGGTGGCTGCAAGGACGATCATGACCGGCACGGCTATCGCCGCGAAGTATGCGCTGCGCGACCTTTCGACGCTTGAGAAGGCCGTGAAGCTCTGCAAGCGGAGGCGCATCGCCCTTCAGGCTGGCGGCAACCTCGGCATCTGGCCGGCGTTCCTCGCGCAGCGGTTCGAGCACACCGTAACGTTCGAGCCAGACCCTGTGACTTTCACGCGGCTGGCACAGCACATGGCGCGACACGCGCGGCCTGATCGCTACACGCTCGTGCAAGGCGCGCTCGGCAGCCTGCCGGGCATGGTCAGCATGTCGCGCAAGCGGCGGGTCGCAAGCAAGATGCCGGATCACCCTGGGCTCACGCACGTCCTCGATCACGTCAGCGCCGAACCCAACGGCGAGGTATTCAACGCCATGATGACGCGGCTCGATGATTGGAAGCTGCACGAGCTTGATCTTCTCGCGCTTGACCTTGAAGGCTACGAGATGGCCGCGCTCGTCGGCGCCCACGTCACGATCAACGAATGCCGGCCGGTCATCCTCTGCGAGATCAGCGACCACGCGACCCACTACGGCATCGACCAAGACGACGTCAGGACCAACATCAGGATGCGCGGCTACAGGTTCGTCGAGCGCGTCCACAGCGATGAGATATGGGAGCCGGTGTGATGGATTGGGTGAAAGTCGCGCGCGCGCTGGACAATGAGTGGTGGTGCCGAAGCAGAACAGGGACGCTCGGTCAGTTGGATCAAAAGCCTCTGCTGGCCGACATTGCTTTCATGCTGCGCGACTGCCTCGTGGCCGGCATGTCCGAAGAGGACAAGGAGCGCGTCTACGCGCAAGAGAAACGGGAGTTGACGTGATGATGCCGGGAGTCGCCTCTATGAGCAAAAAGCCGAAGGGTTGGTGTAAGGAGAACGGCGTCGAGCATGCTTGGCAAGACGGTCCGGTCCTCACTGTGAGCCCGCCAATTTACACCCGCGTATGCATAAATTGCGGCCAGCAGCAACGGATGGCCCCCCGAAGATGGGAGGACTACCCGCCAGACGAAAAGAAAGGTGGCGGCTATGTACACGGCTGACGACTATCTCGCAGAGTTCAATGCCGAGCGGGAATCGAGCTACCCGCAGGTCGCAGCGTTCGAGAACGAGATGAAGTTCGCGATCCCCAGGCCACGCCTTGAGAACGCCGCACTATGGCTCGCTTGCCCGATCAAGGCGCATCCTGCCTGCTGGCAGCACGGGCGCATCGTCTATTCGGCGCTGCGCGCATGTCTTGATAGCCACGATTGGTCGTGGAACGAGAAAGACGAGATCGAGCCGATCACGTGCCTCGACGTCGGCACGGCGAAGGGTTTCTCTGCGCTGATGATGCAGTATGCGATCGACGACGCTCTTCGCGATTATCCTGAGCTGCCGAAGTGCGCTTACGTGACATCGTGCGACGTGATTGATCCGGACGAGAAGCGTCTACGCAACTGCTACGCCGAGGCCGTTCTAGGCGCCGGTCCGCAATCCCTGCTCGGATGCCTTCGCTCCTTCCCTGAGCGCGATGTCATCGTTTTCAAGCAGTGCACCGGTCTTCAACTGATCGAGGGGGCCGGGCCGCGCATCGAGTTCGCGTTTCTCGACGGCAAGCACACCTACAGCGCGGTGTGGGACGAGTTGAACGCGCTGCATATTCGACAGAAGCCAGGAGACATCGTCGTGCTCGACGACATCCAAGTCGACGGCGTCAAGCAGGCGCTTGAAAGGTTCACGGTGGACCGCTTCTACTCTGCCAAGATTATCGAGGCCAAGCCGGCACAGCCGCGCAAGGACAGACCACAGGCGCCGCGCGCTTATGCCTATGCGGTGCGGCTGTGAGACCTCCGCAGGATATTCCGCCGGAAGCTGAACTGTTCTTGGTCGGCGACTTCATGCGAGAAAAAGAACCGACCCCTTCACGAATTTTGAAGAACCGCTTTCAGGTTCAGGAGCGACTGTTCCACTGTCCGCGATGCGGGTTAGAGCGCGAGGAGCCCGAGCACGCCAGGGACGGGAAATGCCGAGGCTGTAATCTTCGTTGGCGCGCCTACGGCAACGCGCTGTGGATCTGGACGGCCGAACAGGACGAAGCCCTCCGCGAGTACAATCGCATTCTCGACGATTGGACGCCGTGAAATGGGCATCCAGACGGAGCCGATGGAGATGGTGCTCTCGCTGCTGCCGCAACTGCCGCCGCGCTTCCGCGTCGTCGAGCTGGGCGACCAGTTCATCACCGCGCCGGGCGAGTGGTCCGGCAAACTGGCGAAGGAGTGGTACGAGCATATCGGCGCCGGGAAGTATGTCAGCCTCGATGCTAACGGCCTCAACGGCGCGATCCCGTTCGATCTCAATAGGGCGGTCCGCAAGCAAGACGACCCGCCGACGGCCGAACTCAAGAGCGGCTTCCACCTCGTCACGGACTTCGGGACATGCGAGCACGTCTTCAACCAGGCGCAGTGCTGGCAGACGATCCACGATCTTTGCCGCGATGGCGGCTTCATCGCGTTCGACCACCCGTCGCAGGGCTACGAAGGCCACGGCTTCTACAGGCTCGACTGGTGTCTGATCGCGGCGCTCATGCACGCGAACGACTACGAGCCCTTGCGCCTCGTCGAGAGCGAGACGTCGCGCGGGCGCACAATCAGGGGTATAATGCGCAAGCGAGGTGACGCTTCGTTCGTCGTCCCGCAACAAGGGCGCTACGTTAAGACGCTCGCTGTCGACGTAAAGGCGCAGCGCAGGGGGCCTGATCACAAGAACCAAGAGCTCAGGGCGGCGGGGGTTGTGGGGTTGAGAAAACCGATGGAGAGAAAAGATGACGAGCGATCTAGTTGACGATGTAGTAGGTGCAGCGGTGCGTGCTGAGCGCGAGCGCTGCGCGAAGATAGCCGAGCAATATTCGGCAGATGCCGAAGACGACAAAATGTCCAGCACAGCAGAGTCGATCTGGAAACAAGTTGCTGGCGTCGACATCGCCGTGAGAATCAGGGGGCGATGATGGCCTACACCGGGAGCATGCCGTTCTTCCATATCGCGAAGACGCAGGGCGTCGACTACGGCCGCGTGCTGATGGCAGCCGAGACAAGCGCCGTGCTCATCGGTGTCTACGGCATAGAATACGCCAAGCTCCGGTCGCCACGTTTTGGGTTGCCTCGCGACGTTGTCGACATGGTCTTGGAGGCTGTCGCCAACGAGCAGGCGCGGCGGCTTGAGATCGAAGACGAGGAGCGGCGACGCATCGGCATTCCCGTGCGGTTGCCCAATCTCGTTGAGGACGATGAGTTGTGGGCAACGAGTGGCGGAGATGAGCCATGACAGTCTACGTGCTTATCGTCGTGACCACCGTGACGTCTGGCTATTTCACGACGATGCAGGAGTTCACCACGAAGGATAGCTGCGAGCGCGCGGCGCAGTTCGTGAAGACCGCCATTGGTTGGTATGGCAGGGTCGAATGTGTGCCGAAATGATCGACCTCGTCATCAGGGAAGGGTTGCTCGACGCCGCTAACTACATCGAGCGGAACGGATGGCGGCGCGCTGTCCCGCACCCCATGGGCGGCCCGGCCTGCATAGCCAGGGCGATCGCCATGCACTTGCCGGCGCCCAGGTGGCATGACGGCCTCAGGGCGTTCGGCAACCACGTCGGCTGCGGCCTCGACGTCGCAGGATGGAACGATACGAAGTGCCGAGGCCAAGAGCACGCGGTCGAAGCGCTCCGCGGCGCGGCTGCTGCGCTGTGATCGAGATCCTCGCGTGGATGTACGTCGGCGGCGGGGTGTCGATTCTCGCCATCGTCTTGATGATGTACCCGGAGCAAATCGCTAGGCACCGCGCTGAGCTCGGCGTCATAAAGCTCGGCATCGTGTTCCTCGTGTTCGTGCTGGTGTGGCCGACCGTCTATTTCCATGTGGCCAGGAAGCAGAAAGAGAAGGAGGTAGAAAAATGAACAGGCGCAACTTCATCGCGGCGCTCGCATCCTTGCTCCCGGCTGGTGCCGCGGCCAAGCTCGGGATCGCACCTGAGATTGCTGGGCCGGTCTTTGATGCCGGCGAGGTGACGTTCACGGCTGCCGCCGGCGACAGGATCGAAACCATCGTGCTGTACAGAGTTGGCGACAATGAATGGTCGATTGGCCCGCTGTCGAGAGCCCTTGAAGCAGACGAAATCGCCGGCTACGTCGCGGGTGAAGGCGTCGTTGCCGACGACGGTGGTATCGAGATCAGAATTTTTGAGGGCAGCCAGCCAGTCACGGTGCGCAAGTGATCACCGTTCTCTGCGTCTGGGTAGAGGCGAACGTCCCCTACGGCCCGGAGTACGTGATCAACCTGCGGCGCATGGTCGAGCGGCAACTTGCGCTGCCTCACCGGTTCGTCTGCCTCACCGACAGGCCGGAGCATCTCGACGCGTTCGGCTACCCGGGCATCGAGTGGGTCCGTATCCCCAAGCCGTGCGGTCGCGCCGGCTGGTGGTCGAAGCTCGAAGTCTTCAACCCGATGCATCAAGACGTCATCAGCGGGACACGTCTCTATCTCGACCTCGACGTGCTGGTCGTCGGCGACCTCGCCCGCGCGGTTTGGTGGCACGAAAGAGCGACCCTCCCATTGGCGCTGTGCCAGCATGAGGGCGACTTCAACGGCCGCAACGGGTTGAAGGTGCTCAAGGCGTACAACTCGTCCGTGATGGTGTGGAACGGCAACGAGAGCGCGCTATACGCCGAGTGGACGCCGGGCGTGGCACGCCGGCTCTGGGGCGACCAAGACTGGATCGCAGAGCAGCGGCCAGGCCTTCCGACGTTTCCTCGAGAGTGGTTTCCCCGTATCTCCGCGATACAAGGCGACAGTGGAAAACTCGGGGATGCCATCGCTGTCCTTTGCAAACGTCCGAAAAATAGCGAAGCTGCAGAACGATGGCCGTGGGTCAAGGAGGCGTGGCGATGACGCACGTGACGGACCTACTGCTCAAAGCGGCAGAGCCGATGACGTCAGAGGGTTTTGAACTCTCGGCCGAGCAGCAGCGCTATCTGCTCAACATCGTGCAGAACCGGCTGCACTCATTGTCGCTGAAGGCACACGGTCGACACGACATACAGAGGTTATTGGTTGATGCTTGCGATGCGATCGAGCGGCTCAGGGAGGGCATAGGATGACGGAGTTTCCCAGCGGCGGTTACACCAGCCCCAACGTCATCCGCTGCAAGCGCACCGGTCAAGGTATCGCTATGCTGCTCGGCGGCGGGCCATGCGCCTGCGCGAACGTCGACGATTGTGAGTTCATCAAAGAGGCGGAGGCCGGGCCAATGAAGGCCACACTCGGACCATCGAACGAGGAGTTGAACAAGCGCTTCAGGGCGACCGTCCGGCTCTTTGACCGGCTTTGCCATCAATGGGGGGTGCCCCGCAGCGACAGCCAAGACGCCATCGGCAAGCGCATGTGGCTGAGAGATCATTGCGCGATCGTCGTGGCGAGTATGCCGCTTGAAGATCTGGACGACATGTGATGCCGCGTTATCTTGACGAGTGGGCGGAAAGCCAATTGCGCGAGGCGGGGAGGGTGCCGATCATGGACACTGAGGCCCGCATTCCGATCTGCAAGCTCGTCATCGAAGCATTCATGACGAACCCTCCACAGCCCACCGGCTACGCCGTCATGTACGGTAAACAGGTCATCGCCTTGATCCCCGCTGCAGAGGTCGAGCGCGCCTTTCAGCAGTTCAACGACATGCAGCGCGAATGGGAGCAGAGAAAGCCGTGACACTCGCTACGATGCTGGCTTTCAGTTTATTCCTCGGAATAATATGGGGCGTAGTCGTGATGGCTAGGAGGTGAAGACGTGCTTACACCGTTTTGGCTCGTCGCGACGCTGTCTTTCGGCCAGCCGGTCGCCACGATCGACGACATGAAGTTCAAGACCGAGGCGGCGTGCTTCCTCTACATGCGCGCGCGCTACAACGACGCCGTGATCGAGCACGCCAGGCTCAAGTGCGTGCCGACGTCCCAGGTCCACGGCGATTGGCTCAAGAAGATGCTGCTGCGCCGGGAGGACTGAGGGATGGAATACCTCGTCGTGCTGATCGGCATCTTGCAGTTGTTCGTGCTGGCGCTGCTGGTGAGCCGATTGCGCGCGCAAGACGAGCTTTTGGTGATCAGGCGCGAGCGCATTGCGACTTTGAAGGAGTTCATCAACACCATAAGGGACGAGCAGGGCAAAGCGCCGTATCCTTTTTACGACGACGTGAAAGAGAAGGACGCATGATCATGGAAGTCATTCGCATGTTGTTGGTCGATCTATCCTCGCCTGCGGCATTCGTGCTGCTCGGATGCGTGGGGGCAATCGTCGTCGGTCTCGTCACCAGGCGCATCTCTGTCCAGCAGAGGATGAGCCACGTCGAGCACCTTGAGCTTCAGCGCTACCAGCACACGGAGCGCATGAGGCAGATCGACAAGGAGCAGAAGGTTATCGATGCTCCGAGGCCAAGCGCCAGGAATGAGTGATCATGAGGTTCAGCCTCGACGACATCAGCATCGTCGCCGCGTCGCTCGTCGCCCTGGTGGGCGGCGTGGTAGCGGCCTTCGTCATGAATGACGCGCGCTGGCTCCTCGTGTCGCTTGCTGCGCCGTTCTTTTTCTACGCTCGTTAATCCATGGTCGATGAGATCAAACAAGGAATTGGCGGCGCTGTCTCCGCATCAGCGCGATGGGAAATGGGTATGAATCCCAACGAGAGAGACAACCTTCTTAGAGATGTGCCCCATGCTGTCCCATACATCGGCTGCACTCATCTCGATTGCATTTCGGGGTGTAATTTAGCCCGTAACCACTGCGAACGGCTGGCGAAAGCATTTCGAATGCATGTGAGTAAACAACGTGAAGGAGAACGTTAATGCATTGCATCGCGATGGCTGTTGTTCTCGCTCTCGCTTTTGTCGGCATTGCCCATGCGCAGACGTCCGGCTGCATGCCGACGAACTGTCCGCCGCCGAAGTGCGAGGGCGGGGTGTGTCGCTGAGCTACGCGCGCCACGTCGCCTGCTTCGCGCTCGGCCCCGCCGCGTGCTGGTCATGGGATAGAAGGGAAACGAACATGGGCGCCCCTGGTTGCGACGATGCCCCGCTTGTCACGATCGACAGCATGCCGAACGGCGACACGAAGCACGTCACGATGATCTATCCGTACTACGACAATCCGCGCTTTCTGTCGCGGCAGATGCAGGGATGGGCGTGCTGGCCGGAGGAACTGCGCCAGCACGTCAGCCTGATCGTCGTCGACGACTGCTCGCCCGGCGAGTCGGCGGCGGATCGGCTGCGAAGCCGGCTGTGGCGGCCGTTCAGGTCCATCCGCATCTTTCGCATCGAGCGGGACGTGCGCTGGAACTGGCTCGCGGCGCGCAATATCGGCGCGTTTCATGCTTACGAGCACGGGTTCTATGCGGGCGATCAGCACGACCCGCTCGACCGTGCGGCGCTCGATAAGGGCGGCTGGCTCCTCCTGACCGACATGGATCATATCGTCGGCGCCAACGAAATGATGACGCTCGTGCGTGGGCAGCACGACCCTAGCATCATCTATCGGTTCTCGCGGCGGGATCGGCAGCCGGCCGGAGATCGCAAGGCCATGGGCGCGAACTGGATCGAGACGCCGATCCATCCGCATCCCAACAGTTGGTTCATGACTCGCGATATGTACTGGCGCGTCGGGGGATACGACGAGCGCATGAGCGGCTACTATGGTTCGGACGGTTACTACCGCCGGCGCTGCGCGGCCACGGCGCCCATTCGGATCATGAAGAACGTCGCGCTCGTGCGACAAGAGCACTACGGCGACAGCTCGACCCTCGGCTACAAACGCAAGCAGCCAGAGGACGCCAAGCTGCGACCGCTCGTGCGGTCGTTCGGTTCTGACACCAAGCCGCGCGTGCTGACCTTCCCGTACCATGAGGAGCAACTATGAGCAGACGAGACACCGCTACGCCGTCGCTGTCGGCGCTGAGCTTCATCTTGAGGCACCCTGAGCTCTGGCCAGATGGCTTCGAGTTCGACTGGGCGAACTGCCGAACTTGCGCGATGGGTCTAGCGGCGAGCATCTGGGGAGACGAGCGCAATCACTTCGTGCAGGACATCAAGCGCCTGTTCCGCATACCTCTGCTAGAAGCAGAGGAGATCTTTTGTCGCTGGACCGATCAAAGGAACCCGACGCCTGCCGATATAGCCGACAGGATCGACAAATACTTGGAGGCGAAGCGATGAGGTTTGTCAGGTTCACTGCACCGAATGGGATGGACGTCTGGGTCAACCCTGATCAAGTTTGCATCGTGGATGATGCGGCCGCGACGGCGCTGTATCCCGGATGTTCGTCGATACTGAAGACGCAGGCCGGCACCATTGGCATCGTCGAAAGCCCAAGCCTCGTGGTGTCTTTGTTGACGTCGAGGGACTCCGAGTGATGGCTGACACTCCGACGCCAACGTCACCCGTGCGCGTCTTCGTTCAAGGCTTCACGGCCTCGGACGTCGACTATTGGGTCGGCAAGATCATCGAACTCGCCGAGAGCAAAGGTTGCGCGATCCGCCGGGCGAACGCGTCTACCTTCATGATCGACCCGCCGCCAGGGGCAGGCTCGTGACCATTTTCCTGTCCGCTCTTGGGACGCTGCTCGCCGTCGCTGGCGTGAGGCTCGCGATGGCTGTGGAGAACGTGAGCAGCGGCCGCGACCTGGGAAGCGTAGCTATTTTGCTGTGGTTCTTTCAAGCCGCTGCTGCCTGCTTTGTTTGGGCCGGTCATTTGCAGGGCTATTGGTGAAATGAAGAAGCCGAAGATCGAGCGCGACGGCTACATGCTGTGCTGGAACGAGTCCAATCGCATCGTCGAAACGTTCGTGCAGGCCGTCGAGCAGGCGAAAGAGATCAGCGGCAAAGAGAGTGTCGCCGTCAGCATCTACCGGCACGCGCTCGTGACGGTGGTGGGCCGGTGACCAAGCTGCAGGACGCCTACAAGCGGTTCCTCGAATCGTTGGATAAGCGAGACTGGCAGATAGCCGACCTGTTGCTTGCCGTGGAGTTCCGGCTTAAGCGTGCGCAGGCGGTGTCGATCGCCATGCGGTGGTTGGCGAAGAAGGCGGGAGCGCGGAAATGACCAAACAGTCACGTGATGGCTACCTCAAACCGCGATCACGCGCTGAAGCTGAGCGAATGCTTCGCCATGCCCTAAAAGAGATCGAGAGGTTGAGCAGGTTGGCCGGAAGGCACCAAATCGAGGCGCAGTCGCTGGGAGCACAACTTCGATCCAAGGAAATGAGGTGGTCTAACGCGGCCGCCGCCCAGGAAACAGCCTGCGCAAAACTCGCGCAGCACGAGGAAACCATCAAATCACTGCGCGAGCAGCTGCAGGAGCGCGGTCGGCAAGTCGAGGCGCTGGTCCGCAAGCAGCAGTTCCTCGACGCCGCGATCGATCTGTGGCGAGGGTTGAAGTGATGGCCCAAGAGCGTTCGATCAGGACGGCACTCGCGCAAGTCCTCCTCAACCAAAACTGTCTGATGCGCCTGTTCAATGAGGTCATCGTGGACTGGCGGCCAGGCCAACGCTACGATTCCGTCGCGCTCGAGGACCACATCAAGGACACCGAGAAGGTCATCCGGGCCTTGCGGGAGGACGAATGAGCGTCTTACGTGATGGAGGCAACGGTGAATTATTCGTATCGTTGCCGCCTGAGTTAGTCTTGTATCTCGGGCTTAAAGTTGGCGATGGCCTCTCGTGGACGTTCGAGAATGGCGAGGTCTATGTTCGACGTTTGCCGCGCGCTAACGAGATCAAAAAAGCGGCGCTGCTTGGAGGTTGATGAATGAGCATCTTGTGGTGCTGGATCGTTGCCCGCAGGCGAGAGCGCTTAGCTGAGTTGGCGGCCATGCCGGACAATAAAATTGACACTTCCGACATTCCGGAGGCGGATGAGGCATTTTTCAAGTCTGCCAAGTTGCTCGACAAGTCATGGGCCGAGCGCGTCTCGATGGGGCTATGGCACCGGTAACCCACGTTTGCTGGAAGTGGCACTCGCCGACTTACCGGGTGAGATTCACCCCGCAGCACGTGAACGTCTGGGCGGCGATGATCCGCCGGCATCACAAGGCGCCGTGCCGCCTCGTCTGCATCACCGACGAACCCGCCGGCATCAAGATCGAGACGTTTCCCATCTGGAAGGATCACGAGCGCATCGGCAACCCGTCGGGCGGCGTGCTGCCGAGCTGCTACCGTCGCCTCCGCATATTCGACGGCGAGACCACGCGCGCGCTCGGGATCGAGGACGGAGATCGCGTCGTGAGCTGGGATCTAGACGTGGTCGTGCTTGGCGACGTCGTCCCGCTGTTCGACCGGCCAGACGAGTTCGTCGGATGGAAGGGTATTGCTGCATATGGTCAGCCCGTGTACAACGGCTCACTGTTCATGCACCGAGCGGGATCGTTGCAATGGATTTGGGACACGTTCGATCCGATCGAGTCCCCCAAAGCGACTAAGGGTGCGAAGTACTACGGTTCGGATCAGGCGTGGTTGAGCTATTGCTTCAAGGGCTCGCGGCCAGGCTGGGACGTGCAGGACGGGGTCTACTCGTTTGCACGGGACTGCTACAGGCCGAGGGCAGAGCCAGCGGAGAACGCGCGAGTCGTGTTCTTCAACGGCAAGCGGAAACCTTGGGAGCACTTCACGCAACTGACGACACCGTGGATTTCGCGGCACTGGAGGGCCTGAGCCCAGTTTGAGCAAGCGCAGCGGCGGCCTCCCCAAGGCCGTTCGGGCGATCCTGCCGGGTCCTGCCAGGACGATCTTTCTAGACAACCTCGGACCTGTAGAGGCCGCGGACGCTGGCGCCTTCAAGGCTGCCTGGGCCGCGGTCTATGCTGCCGGCTGGCGGCCAGGCGATGACGGCGCGCTCGTGCGCGACGCCGCTGCCAACCCGGCGGCGATCAAAGCCAAGATGATGAAGGCCGGTCATTCGGCCAACTGCGACGCCTGCAAGACGGGCGACCCCGCCGACTGCAACTGCCCCATGTCGAAGAAGACAGCCGACGCCGTAGAGATCAATCTCTGCGATGCCATCCAGATCGACGATGGCGCGAGGGCACATATCACCAGCGACGGCTACCTCGTTGCCTACCCACGCGTCGCGCGCACCGGGATCCAGCTCTACCAGGGCGACGAGATGGGCTTGACCGGCGCCGACGCCGACAAGACGTTCAAGGTGTATCGGCCCGAGTCCGAGGTCTTCAGCAAGGACAGCCTCGCCGCCTACCCGCACAAGCCGGTGACGAACGGCCATCCGCCCGTGCTCGTCGACAGCGCGAACTGGGCGAAGTTCGCCGTCGGCAACATCGGCGACGAGATACTTCGGGACGGCGAGTTCATCCGCGTCCCGATGATCCTCATGGACCAGAAGGCCATCAACGACGTGAAGTCGGGCCGCTCCGAGCTCTCCATGGGGTACACGATGGAGCTACGCTGGGATCCCGGCACGACGCCGACCGGCGAAGCCTACGACGCGATCCAGACACGCATCAGGCCGAACCACCTTGCGGTGGTCGATGCGGCACGTGGCGGCATCGACCACCGCAAGGTGGTTCGGCCTGACACACAGGAGCCAAAGATGACCACCAAGCAGATCATGGTCGACGGCCTGAAGGTCACGCTCGACGAGCGAGACGCCGAGATCGTGCAGCGCGCAGTCGACGCGGCCACGAAGGCACTCGCCGACGCGCAGACCCAGATCGCCGCCCTGCAGACGCAGACGGCGAAGGACAAGACCGAGATCGCCGCGAAGGACGCCGAGATCGCGACTCTCAAGGTGCAGCTCAAGGACGCCGAGGTCACCCCGGCCAAGCTCGACAGCATGGTCAAGGACCGCCAGGTCGTCGTCGCGAAGGCCAAGGCGCTGTCGCCAAACGTGATCGTGGACGGCATGACGACCGCTCAGATCAAGAAGCAGGTCGTCGACGCCAAGCTCGGCACCGTGTCGAAGGATTGGACCTCGGCGCAGGTCGATGCCTCGTTCGACAGCTTCGCGGCGTCCGCGCCGGCGAACGATTGGCAGCAGAACCCGCTCAACCGGGCGATCGGCAACACCACCACCATCCACTCTTCGCAGGATGCGCGCGACGCGGCCTACGCCGCGATGGTGCAGCGCGACGAGCAGGCCTGGAAGGGCGGCTCGCAGACCAAGCAGTAACCGACTCCCGCAAGGGCAACACAGGAGACCGAGATGAAGACTTTTGCACTGATCGCGGGCCCGGCCCTGACTGCTCTTGCGGTCGCGGCGCTGGCGCTCGGCGTCGACGCGCAGGCGGCGGCATGGGTGGCCGATCACTTCGGCCTGCTCGGCGGCGGCACGATGCTCGTCCTCGGCATGG